AATCTAATGAAAAAGATCAATCTGCGGGATTATTACCCGTTTTATACAACTGATACCATTGTGGAAGTGCCGGACGAAGTGGCTGATTTGCTCCATGAGTATAAGCTGAATGAGGCGGCTTATATTTTGCGTACATACCGGCACAAAGCATATTTTTCGCTGGACTATGATGCCAATGTCGAGCGTGACGCTCTGGTAATTGTCCTGACACCTGCGGATATTTTGGAACGGAAAGAAGAAAATGCCAGGCTGTATCAGGCACTTGCCTCTTTGCCGGAGAAACAGCGGAATCGGATTTATGCGCACTATTTTCTTGGCATGAGCAAATCGGATATTGCAAAAGCGGAGGGCACCCATAAGAGCCGAATTACTCGCTCTATCAATGCCGGCCTGCGAAGTTTGGAAAAGTTTTTGAAAGAACTTTCCTGACAGACGGCAACTTTGCCCCCGAAAATGAAATGAATAATAGAGGGACATATTCGGCAGACAAGTCCAATGGGTGCGGCCATACAGCACATGCTCTGGTCCACCCCAACTATAAAATGTCATAATGGCCGTGCCCTCGTTGCACTTTGACAACCGAATATACGTTGCTATGGGTACGTCATTCTGTGTTCCGAGCGGCAAATGGAGCGGCGCAAAGACAGGCAGCCAGGGAGGTGATGAATCCGGCTGTCCGAGCGATCCACGCAATCCATTGACCCGGCTGTGGCAGGCCGGGCGCGACGACGGCGCAGATCATAATGGTACTTTTTCACAATCTCTCACGGACTTGAAGGGAAGTCCCTGCGGTGTGCGCTTGCTCTGGCAAAGCGGCGGCATCTGCGGGGCTATGATGCGGTAAAGCTGGCCGCAGCCTATGGCAACCCCGCTTTGTGTAGACAGAGCTGCCGGGGGGCGTGGCAAATACGGCAAGCAAAATCGAAATCAGATACAATGGGCCGGACCTGTTTCTATTTATAGGGCGGGTCCGGCTTATTCATGTGGTTTTGATAGACCAGTAATTTCAGGAAGGAGTTGGTATTATGGAGAATATTACTGCTGGCGGAAGCGGTTCATTGGTAGACATTCGGGATGTCACCGTGGATAAGGAGCTTCCCCGCGAGGAACGAATCACTGAATTTGTGCGCCAGATCAAAAACCCTTACCGTTTTAAGTGCGGACGTTTTACCGTCCGGGCCAGCTTTGCCCCTGGCGGTGCCACCCTGGAGGAATGTATCAAGGGTATTTTACGGTGAAGCAAAATTTCTTCCAGAAAAGGGCTGACTTTCCCGTAAGAGCGTGGTACAATAAGAGTCGGAAAAGGAATTGAATACGGCATAACCACACTTCTTGAATTGCGGGGATTTTTCTGCGCAACGAAAGGAGTGTTTTTTTATGCAGGTTTATAAAGCTATTAAGTATATCCGTCTTTCCTATACGGATGACAAGTCGGTGGAAAGTGACAGCGTTGCCAATCAGCGGCGGCTCATTGATGATTTCATTGCCCGGCACCCGGAGATTGAGGTTGTGGCAGAAAAGATTGACGACGGTTACAGCGGTGTCCTCTTTGACCGTCCAGCATTTCAGGAAATGATGCGGATGATCGAACAGGGCGAGGCTAACTGTGTCATTGTAAAAGACCTTTCCCGCCTGGGGCGTGAGTACATAGAGACGGGCCGTTATATGCGTCGGGTATTTCCGGCCTACGGCGTCCGTTTTATCGCCATCAATGACAATGTAGACACGGAAAATGACGCTGCAGATGATCTCACCGTATCGGTAAAAAACATTATGAACGAGGCATACTGCCGGGATATTTCCGTAAAGACCCGGAGTGCCCTGGATGTGAAACGACGCAGCGGTGATTTTGTTGGAGCTTTTACTATTTACGGTTATGTAAAAACTGGCGACAAGCATAAGAGTTTGGAAGTTGACGAGTATGCAGCGGGTGTGGTACGGGATATTTTCAGAAAGCGTCTGGAAGGATTCAGTGCTTCCCATATTGCTGATGAACTGAACCGCATGGGTATTCTCTCTCCGCTGGCTTATAAGAGGAATCACGGGATGCCCCATGCCAAAGGCGGCTATACGGACCGTAAGGATTGTAAATGGTCTGCCACTACCATCATCCGCATTTTGAAGGACGAAACCTATACCGGGACACTGGTGCAGGGAAAACAGACAACGCCCCACTTCAAATTGAAGGAGCGTGAGGATAAGCCTTCATCCGAGTGGATTCGTGTAGAGGGCACCCATGAGGCGATTATCCAGAAACACGATTTTGACCTGATTCAGCGACTTCGCCGGATTGACACCCGGACCTCTCCTAAATCGGATAAGGTATATCTGTTCTCCGGTATTTTGATCTGTGGATGCTGCGGCTGCCGCATGACCCGTAAGACAAACCGCTACAAAGACAAGGAATACCACTACTACTATTGCCCTACGGGCAAAAAGAATGGCTGCGCTTCCTCTGTGATGCTGAAAGAGGACGACTTGATCGAGTGTGTGCAGGACAGCTTAAAGGGCCATATTGAAAATGTGGCTTCTCTGGATTCGCTGTTGTCCAGTATCAGTCAGGAACGGATCAACCGGGAACTGGCCCAGGAATACGCCGGACAGATCAGAGCCAATGAAAAACAGTTGGCACAGATTGAGGGTTTCAAGACGAAGCTCTATGAAAATCTGGTGAGCGGGATTCTTACCAAAGAAGAATATCTATCCTACAAGCGGAAATACAATGCGGACATTGAATTGCTGCAAAAGGCAGTTGCGGAATGGGAGGAACGGCTGACAGATGTATTGGAAAACCGCAGCGAGCGGAACCGCTGGATCAATCACTTCATGCAGTTTTCCACGATGGAGGAAATTGACCGCCGCGCAGTCATGCAGCTTATCCGCAGTATTCGCGTGATTAGCAAGGACGAGCTGCATATTGAATTTAATTATCAGGACGAATACAAAAAAGCGGTTGCCCTGGCAGAGCAGATCGTAGAACAGGCCGCGGAAAGGAAGGTGGGTTAAATGGCAAGAAAGAGCAGAAAAGAAACAGTAATCACGGCTGAGCCAGTACCATCTTTATATGTTCATGTAGCACTGTATATCCGGCTTTCCGTGGAGGATAACAAGAAACGGGGATGTTCGGTGGAAAACCAAAAGCTGGTCCTGAATGATTTTCTTGCTGATAAACCGGATTTTGTCGTCTATGATACCTATATCGACAACGGCATGACGGGCACGAATTTCCATCGTCCGGGCTTTCAACAGATGCTTTCGGATATTGAGGCAGGCTATATCAACTGTGTGATTGTTAAGGACCTATCCCGCCTGGGGCGTAATTCCATTGATACCGGCTATTATATCGAACAGTATTTCTACACGCACAATGTCCGTTTTATTGCGGTTACAGATCAGTTTGATACGGCAGACCCCGGCAATCTTCACGGAGGCATTATGCTTCCGCTGAAAAACATGATAAATGAAGCCTATTCGCTGGATATTGGCCGGAAGATCAAGGCCCAGGCAAGGCAGGCCATGAAAGACGGTGACTATATTGGCGCACGGGCTCCATACGGCTACCGGAAAGACCCGGAGAACTGTCATAAACTGCTGATTGACGAGGCCGCCGCTCCTGTTGTGCAGCAGATTTTCCAGTGGGCTTATGAGCGTGTAGCGTTAAACCGTATTGTGCGTAATCTGAATGAAATGGGGATTCCTGCCCCAAGCCATTATAAAAAGACTACCGGTGAAATTACCAGCCCTGGGCTGATCGGGAGCGGGAAATGGCAGACCCGTACTGTAATGAAGATACTGGAAAGTGAGGTTTATACCGGTGATCTGGTACAGGGCAAGACCAAAATTGTAGACCACCAGCAGGTACAGGCCGGAGACGATAATCTGATCGTTGCAAGGCATACCCATGAGCCTATTATCAGCCATGCGGTTTTTGAGGCGGTACAGGACTATCGGAAACAGGTCTGCGAGCAAAGCAAGGCTGTGCCAAAAAAACCATATACCCCCAATATCTTTAAGGGAAAGGTATTCTGTGCGGATTGCGGCAGGAGTCTCCACCGGCAGCGGGCGGAGCGCAAAAAAGGGCCGGATATTTACTGGTTTCATTGCCTTACCAACAGCCGGGTAGAAAAAGATAGCTGCAAGGGTGTGATGATACAGGAAACGGAGCTGATCGCTACGGTCACATCTGTTTTGGAGAAAGAGCTGACGGTTGCCCTGGGAATGTCTCTCCCCCTCTTTCAGTTGGAGGCAAGGCAAAAACAGGAAAAGGATAAACTCAGGGGCCAGATGTCATCCAAACGGCAGGAAATTGAAAAGAAACGCCGGTTGATCCGCGGCCTATATGAGAACTTTGTACAGGGTGTTTTGACAAGCGAGGAATACTTTGAACTGAAAGCGGATTATGAGGAATCCATCAATACACTGTCCGGTGAGATCACCGAGCTTGAAAGGGATATGGATGCTCTCGACGAACAGTTTGTACGCTACCGGACTATGGAAAAGGATGCAAAGTCACTGGCAAAGGATCACCTGCTTACGGCAGAACTGATTGACCGGCTGATTGAGCGGATCGAGATAGACCACAAACGGGATATTCATGTGACCTTCCGCTTTAAGAGTGAATTTCAGGGAAAGGAAGTGGAGTCATGCGCAAATATGTAATTGCCCTTTATATTCGGTTATCCGTGGAGGATATTAAGACAGAAAGTTTGAGTATTCCGAACCAGCGCCTTATCCTGCGGGAAAAAGCCATGTCGCTGCCGGAATGGGATAATGGCGAGGTTTTGGAGTTTGTCGATAATGGCCATACGGGTACGAATTTTGAACGTCCCGCAGTGCAGGAGCTTTTGACGATGGTGCAGGCAGGAAGTATCGACTGTATCATTGTCAAAGACCTATCCCGGTTTGGACGCAACAGCATTGAGACCGGTTATTTCATCGAGCGGGTGTTTCCGCTCTATCACACCCGGTTTATCTCTGTCAGCGACGATTTTGACACCGTCAATTTCAAAGGAGATACCGGAGGGATTGATGTTGCCTTTAAGTATCTTATCAGCGAGTGCTACAGCCGTGATATGTCCATGAAAACAAAAAGCGCCAAATATGCGAAGATGCGCCGGGGCGAGTACCAGAGCGTTATCTGTCCTTACGGCTACCGCAAAAGCGCAGACGGGCGTATGGAGCCGGACGAAAATGTTGCGGGAAATGTCCGTCTGATATTTGAATGGGCGGCTGAAGGCAATACCGCAGCAGAGATCACCCGCAAGTTGTACGCCCTCCATATTCCCACGCCTGGAGAGTATCGGAGGGATAACGGAAAAGACCATTATAATGTGTCAAGGACACACGGCGTATGGAGCAGTTCAACAGTCCTGCGGATGCTGGAGGATCAGCGGTATATCGGCACCTACATAATCGGCAAACGCAAGGTGCAGGAAATCGGCAGCCGCTGCATGAAGCTCAAAGATGAAAGCGAGTGGTTCAAAATCCCCGACCATCATTCCGCGATTGTCAGCAAGGAATTGTTTGAGCAGGCCAATACTTCTATTAAGCGTTTTTCCCTCCCCAATAAAAAAAGGCGTGACTATCTGCTTCGGGGAAAGGTGTTTTGTGGATGCTGCGATCATGCTATGTCACTCAGAAATGGAGCATGGTTTTATTGCCGTCATTCCGAAGTGTCAGAAAGTTTTCCCTGTCATGGCGTGCGGGTAAAGATGGCTGATCTGGAGCAGGTAGTCTTTGAGACGATCCGGGCGCAGATGTGTCCGGCGTTGGGAATCGACGGCAGTAAAGATAAGCTGGATTTACAGACGGTCCAGCAGGCCGAGCATGAAGATAAGTTGCGGGCTATACAGGACAGCAAACGGCAGCTTTATGAACGGTATGCGCTTGGCGAGATCGATCTGGAAACCTACCGGTCACAGAAAGCAGTATATGACGCGGAACTGGTACAGGCCAAGAATGTCCATGCCGCTATCACAGCGCAGACCAAACAGATACAGAGTGATTATGAGGCGAGGCTGAAACAGCGGGAAATTGTTCAGGAAGTAGGCAGCACCGATGTCCTGACGCAATCGCTGATAGACCGGCTTATCAACAGGGTATATGTTTTTCCTGGGGATCGGATTGAGATAGAATATGTTACGCAGGACTTTTTAGGAACGGAGAAATCTGGAAAGGAAGCATGAGCCATGAATACCGTATGGAACAGCTACGGGCAGCTATTGCAGCTGCCCGAAAAAACTTCAAAAAAGATGCAAATTTTTTTGTCGTGGGCTTGACATACGGGTGGCGCAAATCGTGAAAGCGGATATGCGGCATATCCAAATCTTCAAGCAGCTTTCCAAACTGGGAAGATACCCACGACGCGGAGATAGGGGAACCGTCCGGCTTCGCTACAACAAGGTCATTGTCATAGTAAGGCTTTCCGTCCTTTTCTGCCTGTTCGCGCTGCGCTTCCTGCATAGCAAACTGTTTGAGAAAGAACGGGCGGGCAAGCTCTGTGATAGGCAGCTTTCGCCCGTTGGATTTCGGCGGTGCCATTTCCTCAATGACTTTTGTTTTTGGCGGTACCTTAAAGGGTAGCTGCTCGGAAACGTCAAAGGTGTTGTTTTCCAAATCCACATTGCGCCAACGCAAGCCCAGGATTTCAGAACGGCGCATACCGTAAAGCCCGCCTAAGATAACGGGCATTTCCCAAACGGTACCCTCGACGCGCTGCATAAGGGCTTTTACCTGTTCCGGCGTATAAGGGTCGGGGGTCTTGTCACTCTTTCCAAACTTCGTAAGCGTGTCCTTTGCTGCGTTTGTTTCGATATAGCGGTATTTCCGGGCATGGCTCAACGCCACGCTCAAAACACGCTTTGCCCCGGCTGCGGTGGACGGTTTCAAGCCTTTGTCAATAATCTGCTGAAACATTTTGTCTACCATAGCGGGGGTAAGCTGATTAAGGGCAACGCCGCCGATATATGGCGTGATGTAGTTTGCAATCGTTCTTTTGTACCCGTCGTAAGTAGAGGGGCGCAAGTTCACTCTTGCTCGTTCCGCAGTCGCCCACCAGCATGGAGCCACACTCGCCGCAGAACGCTTTCGTAGTCAAAAGATATTCTTCCTCGGCTTTGGCTCTTCCGGGCGCTCGTTTATTCTGATCCAGGCGTTTCTGTGCCCGGTCGAATAAATCCTGTTCAATAATTCTTGGCATCCCATCGGGGATAACCGTGGTGTCATAGCGGTATTCGCCTGTGTATTTCCGATTGCGGAGGATTTTTCCCAGAGAAGACATACGGAATTCCTTGCCCTTTTGCGTGCAAAGCCCCTGCTTATTCAAGGAATTTGCAATGGCCTGGAGTGCTTCGCCATTATCATATCTTGTGAAGATTTCTCTGACAATTGCCGCTTTCTCCGGAACGATTTCGAAAGTGTGGTCTTTGCTGACACAATACCCCAGAGGCAATACGCCGCCGTTGCTGCGGCATTTCAGAGCGTTTTCCTGCTGACCTCTGCGTACCTTCACAGCTAATTCTGCGGAATAATACTCAGCCATTCCCTCCAGCATGGATTCCAGGATGATTCCTTCGGGGCCTTCCGAAATGTTTTCAGTAGCCGACAGAACACGAACGCCATTTTTCTTTAACTGATGCTTATAGTAGGCACTGTCATAGCGGTCTCTGGAAAAACGATCCAGCTTCCAAACCAGAATGAGCCCATGTTTGAAGCCTATATAACCAATACAGCCCTATACCCCTTAATGGGGATTGAGGTAGGGACAACGGTACATTTCCCCATGACGACACAGGA